GGAACAGTTCTGCAAACCTTTCATCATTCCATCTCATATCACCGCGGCGGTCTTGATCACCGTTCTGCAGTTGATTGGTAGGCATGTGCATCTGCCATTTGCCGTCTTTGTTGTCAGGATTTTCTTTATCAAATATTGAAATGATAGGACCTTCTGGGGAATAGCGTTGGAACCAACTTAATCCACTACTTGATCCTGTACAGAAGTTAGCTTGATATCCATTTGAATTGTTAAATGTATAACAGGCTCCGTAGTTGAATGGCATCACAACTAGGAAACGTTCATTGTCAACCAGTGTAACTTCTTTCTTTTCACGCTTGTGTTTTTCAATAACTTCAGCATCTTTAATTTTTCGAAGCTCGTCACGGTAAGCACTATCACGTACCAATTGCTGTATCTGTCTTAGAGCTTTGAATTTGTTAAAGTCTTGATGAGCAGGTTTCAGTTTACCGCGTGTGCTCAGTGCTTTCCATGCACCCAGTGCGTCGCCACCTTCACCGTTGATATCTTCATAGTCAGCAGCACCATTGATGTATAATCTAGTGAGCCATTCATCAAACTTGCCATCCTGTGACAAGTCACCGTAATCCGTTGAGCTCAATGATTTGTCCAGCATGCTAGACCATAGAGCCAATATGCTTTCATCGTCGGGCTTTGGTCCCAGTTTAGCGATAGATGATTTAGGCAGCGTGCCATCATGACGCATGGCGATGCCTAACATTTTAATAGTCTTGGGATCTTTGATCTTTGCAGCCACGTTGGCTTCTGCCACTGGCCTGCGTTGCTTGAGATGTTGTTCTAGTTGATCGAGTCTCATCCTGAAATCAAAGTCCTTTTAAAGAATGATAATATAGTTCCCAGTTTAGCTGTGTCACCAGCTGCGATATCTTTCAACAACTGATCGGGACCTTCTTGATGCTGTGAACTGTAGCTTCTGCTGTAACTTTTTGTGATCTCACCTGTCTGCTCTGGATAGTGATGAGCAGCGGCCATCAGTATAGCTGTGCCCACAGCAGTTTCAATAAACCCTGGCACATCACTGGAGCCTGATTCAATGGCTTCTAGTCCGTTCTGTAACTGTTCTATTTGATCTAATTTACGTTTGGCTTTTTCAAATGCGTCATTTTTGATCTGATTGGCCACATGTCCTTTGATATCTGCTATGGCTGCTGTGATAGCTTTGGCCCATAGAGGTTTGAATTTTCTCATTAGCGTTGTTCTATCAATTTTTCCTGTTTCAGCGCCTGCTTTAGCATCTGCACGTTTACGCTGTTTATCTGAAACGTTAGTGGTATTTTTGCCTACATAAAATTTCTGTAGTTTACCTATTTCACCTTTGAGAAAGTCTATGATGTTGCCACCACGACTGTCTGTGACCACACGAGTTTCGCCACCTGTGCTGGCCACTGCTGTGTAATCACCTGTGTTTCCGCCTGAAGCTCTGATAGCTCCTGTGCCGTTGGTACCTTGTATGATAACCCAAGCACCGCGATAGCTGTCTTTGAGTTCTGACCATTGTATTTTTTCAACAGGTTTATAGTCTTGATCGTGTGCTAGTTTATATTCTTTGTGTAGTTTCTGTATGACTGCTTGGCCACCTGCGTGTTTCTGTATCAAGCTCATGCTGGTGCTGGCTTCTGGCAGAAATGATTCGCAAAATTGGGCAAAAAGTTCTAGGGTTTTTGGTTGCATATGATATTTATTGTAGTCCTGACCAATCAGCGAGATTTATACCACGCTCTAGTTTAGCTTCTTGTGCTTTTGTTAGCTGCGGCATAAAATTGATGCCTGTGACTCGTTCTATTTCGTCTATGCTGGTAGCAAATTTAGGCAGATCCTGCACGGGCAATGGAGCATTAGGAAATAAAAATGCTATGCTCTTAGATCCTTTGCGATCTACAACCACCTTCCACATGTGTGTAGGAATACCTACACGATTAACACCTATGGTTTGATAGCCCTGTGCGTATACAGTGCCCGATATCACGTAGATGTCTTTGCCTTCTGCGACCCATTTGCGCACAAATGTTTCTAACTGTTTCCAAATGCCTCTGTTGTGATTAGGCACCTGTGGAACCATGTTGCTCAAGAAGAAACTTTCACTCATCACCACAGCATTTTGAGTGTTGTCAGCACCTGGCGATAAGTGTCCACGGTCAAACGGAAATCCAGCATAATCTGATAACTGTGACTGATGTTGTTTTGGTATAGCAGGATCGGGTCTGAAGTCGTCCTTGCGTTTTGCTGGTCCTGAAATATTTTCGACTGTGATGCGTTGCGCAACATATTCTGCTGTTTTTGTATCGTATCTGTAGTGTATGGCGTAATTGGTTTTACAAAGATACTGCGTGGTACCCGGAGCCTGAGGGCTTATAGGTGCACCACGCAGAACGTGTTGGGGGCATTGATCGTCTATGGGATTCGCTAAGGCTGCGAATGGTATCAGTAATAATAGTAGTAGTTTATGCATTGACGTTGCTCTGAATTAAGTTATCAGTTATTTAGTTGGCTTTTTCTAGATATTCAGCCTGGTTCCAACTGAGTATTTCGCGAGCTCGCCAATGATTCTGTTCAAAGCCTTTAAGCGGTTGCCACTCTGCTCTACGCTGCCAGACCATGTCCGCTACAGCGATCCAGTCTGTGTGTCGTACTGTATATTCAAAGCTAATTGCACGTTCTTTGAATGTGGTATAGTCCCTGTGATCGTATTCCACATGCAGTACTTCGTAGATTGTGCCATCGGGTGCCACGGCATTTAGATCAAAGTCAAAACCCCATTTGGGCACAGTGTTGATTAACTGCTGTGCCAATAGTATGGTTTTTTGCAGTTCACGTAGTTGATCTAGAGCAGCACCGTTGTAGTTGCAGCGATGCAGAATAAGACTGTGATCTAAGATCAAGCCAAGGTCATCACGTTCTAGTTCAAACCAAGGTTCTTGATAACAGGTGTGATTCAGTATGGGATGGTGTATGGGATGTCCTGCAGCACGATAATACTTTTGTTCTGCTAGATTTAGTTCAAAGCCGTCTTTGTCGTAGTATTGAAAGTCTGCGGGAGTTAGGTCGTTGACTGCTTTTAAACAAACAGCATCACTTCTAAGATTTGTGTTGTGACGCTTGAACACTTTGATTCCGCTCCTATCAGTTCGCTGTTATTCTGTGCGATCTTTATCGTCTATAGCACCACCGGTTACCCAAGCTGTGCAGGAACGATCTCCGGCGCATTTAAAGTGTAGGAAGTTGCAGTATCCTAAATCTGCTTTATGAATAGTTGCCATAGCATCTGTTTCTTTGCTGTCACCTTTTATGCCATCTTCTATACAGGCCCACATTTTATCACTGACATCAAAGGCTGCACAGTTACCACACTTCATGGTCTTGGCAGTCTTTTCTGTGATGTTCCAACGATCTGCAGCATCCTTCCAATATGATTCTGGCTCCTCAGGATTAGCAGGACCATAATGATATTCATCAATGGCCTTCTGACGATTCTTTAGGTTGACGTCTATGTCGTAGGTAGCGATGGGACAGCCCTTGTTAGCTGCTTCTACGATATTGATATATTTTCTGTACATCATCTCTGTTCAATCCAAGTCATTGCGGCCAGTGCAGCCTTGTTTGCGTTAGGGCTGGCTATGGCCAGAGTCAGTGTGTCGCTGACTGTGCCTAGACTGCCGCGGCCAAGTTGGTATACGGTATCTCTATCCAGTCTAATACCTGTGCCACCGCCACCGATAACGAATCCTGAATCTAGGTCTGTACCGCCTGTGTAACTGGTAGCAGAAACATCGTATTGTGTAAATGCATTGGCGTCAGGCATATCTTGAAAATTGGCACCTGTAAGTGTAGCATTGCGAACCAGTTTGTAAAACACTGAAGTGTTGTCTATGGTAGCCGCTTGGAAGAATGTGGGCAGCACGATTCCTTTCAGTGCAGCACTTTTTAATCTAATGCTGAGTATGGGATAGAAAGTGTTGGCTGAGGCCATAGTGCGGCCTGTGATAGGACCAGTAACGTTCTGTGCAATACCCAGTTTGGTCGCTTCACCTTCTGATATAAGACTGTTAGAGCCTTGGTATAGATAGTGTGTGCCTGCTACACCTGTGAGATTTTCTATCTCTAGTCTAATAGGCAGGAATGGTGTTGAACTCCAAGGCACTTCAGTTATATTAGCGTGGTTGAATGTGTGTACGATATGTGTGAATCCATTGATCACATAGCCTATGGCAATCTGTCCAGCACCATACCACTCATATTCAAAACTCACCATTTGAACTTTGTTGGGGTCGGCTGTTATGCCACTGTTACCTAGGCCATCTAACCGGTCGCCGTTCCATTGACTGCGTGGCACACGATTTTCAACCAATATGCCCGATGTACTGGTACGCACTACCACATTATATTCTGATAGTCCATCAGCACCCAATACTCCTGCGTCTTCGAAATAAAATCCGTTGGCTTCATCAAATAGGCCGATGCGTCTGCGTACACCTGTTACTGGTGTTTGAAATTTCACAGCATAGGTTAACGATGAACTGCGTCCGGGAATGTATCGCATAACATTGCGAGTCTGGCGAATCACTTTGGCTCCCAGTGTGCTGTCCACTGCCATATCCACCCAGTTAGTGTTAGTGTTCCAAGTGGCAGAACCACCCGATGTTGTGCTTTCATCCCAGACATCTGTTTCTTTACCGTACTGGAATGTGTTGAAGAAGTCAGTTTGATAGTTTGATATCTTTAATCTATTCTTGCTGGTGTACCCTGCCTGTGCGTCGAGAGTCCTGACTGTTGGTTGACCTTCAGCATCGTAGGTCATGGCCTTGTGCAGATTTAGAATATTAGATTCATCTGCGTGAATATAGTTTGTTGAGTTAGGGTTTCGAACGCCCATTGATTAGCTCCAGGGTCTGCCGTCTACTAATCCACCCGCATTGGGATTATCAGTCACAGCATTGCCTGTGTATTTTGTAGGTAAGTCTGTAATGGTATAGGTGCTTCTAGCATTGCCATCTGCTGCACGAGCTTTGGCAGCTATCTCTAGTTTCTGTACCTGGCGATCTTCTTTAGTGCCTACTTGATTGGGTGTGCAAAGAATAGTATCACCGTCCACTATGCCTATAGCCGTCAGTGTTGATGAACTATCACCGTAGGTAGTATCGTTTAGTGCGGGATTATTTAAAACACTGATTTTATAATAATCTGTGGGCAAACCTTCGTCCGAAGCAATAGCAGTAATTAATTGATCTATCGTTATGGTTAGTGCTACAGTGACTGAATCTTTAACACCAGTAAGTCCCCAATAGTTTATGGTAGCCATTATCTAACTCCGTGAACTCGGCCTGGATATAGACTGGGATGTTCACCTTTTATATCTGCAGGATCTTTAGGTGCTTGCCAGCCACCGCCAGCTTTGGACGTCACTGCATCTAAGGCTGCATATTCTTCTTTGGGAGTGTTTGTGTATTCTGTGGGTTCACCGTTGTCTGCTAGATCTACAATCTGTTTAAATCTGCGGATATCGTCTGGAGCATATTCTTCCTTAGAAGCAGTGTCACCTTGCTTGTTCATAAAACTCACTATCTGATCATAGTTGGCCATGGTCACAGGACCATTGGCACTCATAGCTATCACTGCCTGCGCTACATCATGCAGATCAGCATCTTGTTTAACATCTTCGCGAGCTAGTTCCAACAAGCGAATAAAAAGTGGTACATCTAACTTAACTATATCTGGCATAATTTTGATCCTCGGTTTCGTATTTAGCTTAAATAAGTTTACTATGATCAACAAAGAACCTTTTAAAAAACTTATATTAGATCTCAAAGCCAATGGCAAATATCGTGTGTTCAACGACATTATTCGTGAGCGCGGTGATTTCCCTAAAGCCATATGGTATGGTCCTTATAACATTAAAACTATAGTTAATTGGTGCTCCAATGACTATCTGGGCATGGGCCAGCATAAAGTAGTCTTAGATGCTATGCATACTGCATTGGATCAAACAGGTTCGGGTTCGGGTGGTACTAGAAACATAGGCGGAACCAGTCACTATCACGTGGCTCTGGAGCATGAATTAGCCATGCTGCATAACAAGAGCAGAGCACTGTTATTCTCATCTGCTTATGTGGCCAATGAATGGACGTTAATAGCACTCAGCAAAATCATACCCGATATACATTTCGTATCAGATGCCAACAATCACAACAGTCTTATCATAGGCATGAGTCATAGTCGTGCTGCAAAAACAGTGTTTCGACACAATGATCTACAGCACCTAGAAGACATATTGTGTTCAGTTAAACTCGCAGGCCAAACACCCTGTATAGTTTTTGAATCAGTGTATTCTATGGACGGTGATGTAGGTGATATCAAAGGAATATGTGACCTAGCGGACAAATACGGTGCGATTACCTACATCGATGAAGTACATGCGGTAGGGCTTTATGGAACCCACGGTGGTGGGAAAGTTGAAGAGCTAGGGCTAGAATCTCGTATTGACATAGTCAATGGTACATTAGGGAAAGCCTATGGAGTCCAAGGTGGCTATATTGCTGCCGATGCAGATGTCGTTGATGCTATTCGTTCCGTAGCCGCTGGGTTCATATTCACAACATCAATGAGCCCTGTTAGTTGTGCGGGTGCGTTGGCTGCGGTCAAGTACTTGAAAGATCATAACGAGCTTCGTGAAAAGCATCAAGAACGTGCTAGAAAACTCAAACACAGATTAAACAATAATGGTATACGAGTAATGGAATGTTCAACTACTCACATCGTACCTGTGTTGATTGGTGAAGCTAAGAAATGTAAGGCTGTGTCAGATACTCTGCTAAATGAACATAATATCTATGTGCAGCCTATTAATTTTCCAACGGTTGCAGTGGGAACAGAACGACTACGTTTTGCACCTACTCCGTTTCATGACGATGGAATGATTGAGGATCTTATTTCGGCTCTGAAGAGTTCGTTTGAGTATCACCAGGTGCAAGTCTAAAACGATCTTCCACATAATCTGCAGTACCCACTTCAAAGATGATAGAGTTAGGTGTCAGAGCTTCGATCTGATGTGGCCCTAGTTCTGCAAAGTCTGCGGTCTTGCCTTCTTCTAACACAGCTTCTTTGAACTCACCTGTGGCTACATCAATGTATTTGACTCGAAACTTACCAGCATTCACAAACCAACTCTTGCGTTTGTCTTTGTGAAACACTAGACTGGTCTTGGCTCCTGCACGTTCAAACACCAACAGTTTGCCGCAGTAGCGATCATTGTTGGCGAATATGATTTCAAAGCCCCAGCCTTTGTCTATCTTACCTAGTTGTTGTAGATTCATTATCTTTTCTCGATTATTTTATCAATTAGTCCATACTCCAACGCTTCTGCAGCACTCATGAACTTATCACGTTCCATGTCTGCGGTTAGTTCATCAAAGGTCTTGCCTTTTGCGTTGTGTTTGACATAGATCTCTGTGAGATTCTTTTTCATCTTCAGTATCTCTTCTGCTTGGATTTGAATATCAGTGGCTTGTCCACGAGCACCACCTGAAGGTTGATGTATCATGTGTCGAGCATTGGGCAACATATAGCGTTTACCTGCTGCGCCCGCTTGTGCTAACAAACTGCCCATTGAGCAGGCCTGTCCCATTACATAGGTAGCTACGTCTGGTTTGATAAACTGCATGCTGTCATAGATGGCCATGCCTGCAGTTACTGAGCCCCCCGGTGAATTAATAAACAACGAAATTTCCTTTTCGGGATTCTCTGATTCCAAGAACAACAATTGGGCTACTATTAGATTAGCCATTTGATCATGCACTTCACCTTCTAACATGATGATACGTTCTTTTAACAGTCTACTGTAGATATCATAGGCACGCTCGCCTTTGGCAGTAGATTCAATCACCATTGGTACTAGACTCATATCGCTTCCTTTTTATATTAATTCTCTTAGTTTATATTCATCTTGCAAAACTGTCAACCGCTTAATAATTTATGTAGGAAATCCTTGTGTTTGATATTATCTGAATGTATAATGATTCATCAGTTAAATACATTTTTAAGATATCCCAAATGACTACCCTAGTACTGAACGCAGACGCACAGCCTGTGAGTCTATTACCCTTGAGTGTTGTGGATTGGCAAGAAGCCATCCGCTATCTTGTTTTGGACAAAGTTACAGTAATGGGCTGGTATGATGACTGGAT